ATCAGAGTCGGTCATGGTAGAGCGTTTGACGTGGTCGTTGAGGGTGTATGCCATTCTATATTCTATAGAAAGAAAATTATTTAGGCTCTGCGACGCACCGAAGTGCGATGCGGTCCATCGCACCGGAGGAATTGATCGGTCTGACCCCCTCGATTTCTCAACACCGGTCAACACCGGTCATCATTTTCATCATTTTCTAATAGAATAAGCGACTCTGTAAAAATATGGGACTCGTCGTTCTATTTACTTTTTCTTAATTTTTTTATTTCATTATTTTCTCATTTCTAAATCTATTCTAAACTTTAATTTCTATCTCTACTACTTTAGTTTTAAAAATATTAATAATAAAAAATACAAATAATTATAATACAACTACGACTACTACATTTTAGAGAGAGTCGTTAAGAACATTAAAAAAGACCCAAAATGATGACCGGTGTTGACCGGTGTTGACGATTTGTGCATCAAAACTGCCACGATTTCAATTATTTTTTGGCGAGTAGTTGCTGAACGAGTTCCTTGAGTTCGTCGATCTCCTTCTGTTGTCTGTCATTCTGCTTCTTGAGTTCCTGAATTGCTCCCACCATGTGTACATTGATGTCACCATAAGCAATTCCAAGGCGTTTTCCATCATCATCATCACATACAGCCTTATCATCTACCCACTCATCGATACAATGAGGATTGGACTCCATGACATCTTGTGCGAGGAAACCGATATGGTCGGCATCTCTGACTTTATCTGAGATAGGTGTTTCTGGATTCTCTGGATAAATCTTCTTGTAGGTCTTTGGCTTCAGAGCCATGATTCGCTCCAAAGAACGGGTCGTTTTAATGTCCTTGATATCTCTCTTACAGCGTTTATCAGAGATAAAGATCCAACCACCACCCGCCGTGTAAAGATTAATCGTTCCATTACATGATGTATAAATCGTTCCTCCTGATAGAATGATTTCGCCCCAAATGATAGCAGGAGCAAGAGAGATGATGACCGAACGGTAATTGGACACACCAAACCCAAGACCCATTTCATTGATGCCTTCATTTCGTGCGATTACTGTATATCCTCCTCCCGAACCAGCACCCCACGATGAATGAGTCCATGGAATGGGAACAGATCCACTATTGTTTAATAGCCAAGTGACCAAGTTTCCATCATCATATCGCATACTACGATTCCCATTACCACTCTGTATGCGGGGAGTGCCACCAGCACTACCAGATGAAGCGAGTGTGAGATGACAGTCCATGATAGTAGCAACACCTCTGATGTAATTCTGGTTGTCGGTCCAGCCAAAATGCGTGTAGATCCCGTTCGGATTGACAATATCAAGCACACCCGATGAGTTCACACCACCTATCGCAAGTCGTGTCGCAATATTGACCGTCCCATCTATATTCACTGACATTCGTGTAGAACTATTATTTGTATAAAACCGCAGAGGGTGATTCGTGCGTGTTCCAATCCAACCTCCCCCACCTCCGATATATGATTCTACGATGATTGTTCCATTTGTATGAACGAAGCCTGGACCATCTACTGTTGTTAGTTGTAATTGTCCATTAGGGAGCATTTTCATTCGTTCCGATCCTGCCGAATCATACCAACCAAAAATACCAGCGGCAGGAACTTGTCTTGCTCTAAACAACATGCCCCAATTTCCATCGCTATAAATACACCCCGCCTGATATGTTCCACCACCACCAGTGACAACGAGAGTTCCACCTATTAAATTACTTGCTACATTAACATCACCGCCGTTGGAGATTGTCATTCGTGTTGCTACACCAGCCGTTCCAGTAAAGATGGATATATCGCCCGAAGCCTCAGATTTAAAACCAGCATTATTTGATGCTCCGAAACTATAAAGAAAGAAGGATTTTTGATGAACCATTGTAAGATTCCCTGTGGTGTCTATCGTTAGTCGTGGTTGCCCATCTGAACCAAGTTGTAATGATGCTCCATTTTCTGAAAAGACATTCATACTGGTAGCCGTCGCATAGCCAATGTAAGACCTTCTCACATTCGCAGTAAAAAACTCCAGATAAGGGCTATTGAGTGCATCAGTTCCTCTAAGACCAAAATAATTCGTCCCACTTGCTCCTCCCACTTTTCGGAAATCTCCATTTACTATAAAAGAGTCAACAATCGCCTCTCCCGCAACATCTAATAGAGCAGTAGACGTTCTTCCTGCTCCATTCTTATTAAGACGTAAACCACCATTACCCGAATTATAAACCAATACCATATCCACCGACACACCTGTATTAGGACGGGATTTCCAAGAGTGATAGGATGCATGAGAATTGATTTCATAGAATGTCGTTCCTGATCCAGCAGAGGCTTCTTGACATGTAATGGTCGTTGCTAAATTACCAGCATTGAATCCAATACTATATCCTTGTGGAAACTGTGTCCCTGCGGATACATCGCCTACAATGAAGTTCTGTATGGTAGTTTCATTTCCTGCTCCGTTGGGTGCTGACGAACTTTGTAGAGCGAATCCAGCATAGGAAGGAACAGTGGTATTCACTGCCATGGCGGATTTTGTGCTATAGAAATTACTTCGTAGGACATTCGCTACTACTGACAGAGTTGTCCAAGTAAAGGTTGGTGTTGGTCCAAGTGGCAAATAATAGATGTAGATGTAAATATTTCCATTCGCTCCCTGTGGATAGGTAAATCGCACTTCAGATGTTCCACCAAGTGTAGCAAATGCGAAACCGATCGTAGTTCCTGCTGGACTTTGAACGGTGATTTGGATAGGAGTTTTTACACCAGACCAATTCGTATTTGCCATCGTGAGTGTATAGTTGACTCCACCGATCCAATCATCAAAGATACGCATACGCCATTCAATGACAGTACTATTCGCCAGAGCGGTGTATGTACCCGATACGTTACTAATCGTAGTAGGTGATACAGCAACGACACTCGCAGAGGTTGATCCAGAATCAACGGTAGAAGTAAGAAAGCCAGTATTGGCAAGAGAGAACGAATTGCCCGTCTGTGTGATGGTTGAGGTAAACGTGTTTGTGTTTGTGAAGGTGTTCGCAAGAGGCAAAATATTAGTAGCAACAGGAACAGCAAAGGAAACAACACCACCCGACCCATTGACTCCAAGGGCAAGTGTAGGAGTTGCTGAGGGAACAGCCGTGACATTCAGCGTAGAAATGGTAAGACCCGTGGTCTTGCTAAGTTTCAGACGCGTATCTCCTACATCATCTTTGATCTCATAATCATCTGATAAAGCTGTTTGTGTCCACACCACAGTACCACTACCAATCAGTTGACTATTCCCTGCGACTTCTATGTTGCCCGTTGTAATCGTTCCACCCGCATTGATATTCAAAATGGCTAAGGCATCACCGCTTGTGGTCATTGTGTTGCCTGTGGTAATATTTCGGATTTCCAACTGATCAAAAGAGTTGACAGAGAGTGAGTAATCGTTATTAGCAATACTGGAGGTGATGCGTAATGCCCCAACGCTGGTAAGGGTGGTAAAATTATTCGACCCCGTCCAGGTGTTAGATTGATCTACCCCACCAGCTTGTGAAGTAAGAGCAGTAATATAGTTTAACTGTGATGCACTAATCGTGGTCGATAGGCATTTATTTGCATCCGTGACAACTACCTTGCCAATATAGGAAGAATCCAACGTATCGAATTGAAACCCCTTTGAACCAACTACGCCGCCTGTCATGTAAACACTATTTCCGTTTGATGTTTCAGTAAAGAGTAAACCACCAAGGGTTGAGGGATTGCCCATGGTAGAAATAGCATAGATTGACCATGACTCACTATTTGCTGATGTAGAGGGTATATCAAATTGATCTGATGTGATAATTCCAGTAGTTGTTAAATTAAATCCGTCAAGATCAGTATTATTTGTATTCCCAGCATATTTTACATAGTTTGCTGGATCAATAATTTCACCATTTGAAGTGAGATCAGCAAGTCCATTGATCGTGTACGGGATAAAAGTATTGGATAAACCATTCATAGACATCTTTCTACTACTACCTATATTTATTTTCCAAGCATGACACAGAATGAAGAAAGCAAGAGCGAGAGTTCGAGGTGGAACGATTCAAGAGGAAGCAGATGACAACTCATGGTCAGCGTGGTTTTCCAATATATGGTCTGCGTTGACATCTGATGAGCATTTACCTAAACGGTTTCGCAAGTTTGTGAAAGCACATGGGAAAGAACCAATTACCAGCCTTAAAATGGTTCGAGCACCCGTTGGACAACCCGGGACACTTGCGGTTCAATTAATTACTGCTGGAAAGTGGAATGAACTAAAGAAGAAAGTAGGCATTGATGCTGTCTTTCACACAGGAATGGTAGTAAACAATAAATATGTATTGGAGAAACTGGATCGTCTGGAGGGTCGAGAAGATCCTGGTTATTTGACACAAAAGGATGCAGAAATATATGAATTGGATCTGAATGGAAAAGAGATCACCATCGCGGAACTCTTAGAGAATGCCAGAAAGGCAATGGGAACAGCATTCTATACGTATGATTTCCTTAATAGTAACTGCCAGAACTTCGTCATGAACTTGGCACAAGCAAGTGGTTTTCTTACACCTGATGCACGAGCATGGATTAAACAGGATTTAAAGGAACTTATTCAGGAAATGCCGAAACTGAGTCAGTGGTTAGGAGTAAAGCTTACGGATGTTGCCCGTGAAGTAGGAAATATTGGAGAAGAACTATTTGCGAAGAGAGGTGGAATGATTCACGGACATCAGCGACGTATGCGTAGCCGATTTTAAATCATACTATATAGTAAAATGGAGGTCTGTTCGACTGAACTAACAAAGGCTCTTGCCCCTTACGATCAACAAAAATGTACGGATATGAAGTCGCCATTACCGTTAAAACCCTGTAATTATGCGATGATAGCACGAAAAGGCGGTGGAAAAACTTCTTTGCTCCTTAACATCATTATGCGTAAGGAAAGCCCATGGTATAAGTTCTTTGATCTTATCTTTTTAATATCGCCCACAGCACCAAATGATGAAAAAATGAAATCGCTTGTTGAAGATATTGAAGATCAATATTATGATGAGTTAAACAACGATGTGCTGGAAGATATTATCGCGAAGACGGAAGCGTTCACAGAACAACATCAGAGAAAGAAGAAGAAAGGTAAACCCCATTATTGCATCATTTATGACGACTGCATCCACATGATTAAATCAAAACAAGCAAATCTTATTACGAAACTTGCTACACAGAATCGTCACATGCTTCTTACTAATATTTATCTTCTCCAAAAATGGAATACCTATTTACCAACATTGATCCGATCAAACTTGGACTGTATTTCTTTTTTTCATACAGAGAACAAGGCAGAATTAGATTCATTTGTTAAAGAAATCGGAATGGACGAACATAAATTGATGCAACTTTATGAGTTTGCCACAGCAGAACCATATTCCTTTTTACATATTAATATGTATAGTCAACCGATACGGTATTATCGTCGATTTGATCCGATTGAATGGAGGAATAAATAATTTCTATGAAGTAGTTATAGAATGAATCGTGATCTCGATGTAGAAATGATGAAGCGTGGTGGTAAGAAGAAGAAGGCTAAACGCTCTAAGGTCAAAGCGTCACAGCAGCAGATTGTAAACGTCAAGGTAAAAGTAGGCGATACGGTACAATTATATCCAGATCGTCTAAAGCCAAAAATGCATCAACAGCCCATAGCAGCGTTTCGCTCGTCCTATGATCCAGTATTAGAACCCCGCCGATTGGCTGGTCCTGGTTTCATGTTTGCGAATGCTCCATTACCTTCTCGCGATCAATCTTACGCGGTTGCTCCATTTGCGATCAACCCCATTATGGCGAAGCAATTTATTGCATCATCTGATCCATCTGGCAACATGAATCAGAATAAAGCAGACGATCTTGTAGAAGTAGTAAACCCATCAGGAATAAAACCAACTCACAGAGAAGAAAGAGGAATTCAACAACAATATGCTATTCCTTCTACTGCTTACGCAGGGGTTTCTGATCTACCGTTTGAAGGTAAACAAGTCGGTCCAAGCGTTAATGTTGGGCGAAATCCTGAGGTACGGGTTATACAAAATGAGCCTCCACCTGCTGGGGATGCAATGGGTAAGAACGAAGCCGTATCTGATGTACTGTCACGATTAGTCCAAACTACCTTACCAGAGTCCTATTTACAGCGACCACCTGGTGGAGTTGGTGGTGAACCAAGCGGAGGATCATTAGAAGTATCCAGACCCAGACGAAAAGAGGTAGGACAATCGACTACTATATTAGACTATTTTTCATCACCGTGGCATGATTACTATACACCAGAAAGAATTGCTGGTATGGGAGAAGAAGCAGAAGTACAAGATATAGCACGTACAATGGGTCGTAAAGCAAGAGGCGGACCGGTTGAATACGGGCGACCACAGCCACGCTTTAATGTGTTTTAAAATAGGGAAAGCATTGTATACATAACAAATAGAAACATTACGATTGATCCGAGTATATCTACGAAATCCATCTAATGAGAAACCCGAAAGAATATCACAAATATTACCTACGTTTCTATAGATACGCTATGGAGTTTCAAAATGATCCTGCTAATGCTCCATTATTGAAGAAGATGTTGAAGAAAGAACGGAAAGAGAAAAAGAGTCCGGATGATAAGGTAAAGAAGACCAAAGCATCTGTACGAAAGGTAATGACAATCGAAACTGGTAATTTTGTATTAGAGTTTAACTAAATAGCAACAATAATACTAAGTACGATTGGTGGTATTGATATTTTTAACGCAACCATAATCTCTGTGTAAATAACGCTTTTAACGTATTCCCACAGCGTATCTTTCAACCATTTGATTAGGCTTGAAGACACGGCACAAGCCACCCGATAAAAGAACGAGCAAGTGACGGCTTTTCAATTTTTTCACATAGCAACTGCGTATCAAAATCCTCTTTCGAGATCGCCCGTAGCGGAAACTTGGTAAGAGCAAGTGCTTCTAACTGGCTAATAAACTTCTCACCCTTATGCCACCATGGCACATAGCACACCATATTGTACTTAGCATGATTGACCGTAGCCAGAGCAGCACGGGCTTGTTTCAATCGCATATCAAGAAAGTAATAGTCGGCTTCTGGCAATTTCTCAAAAGGAATATTGACATAACGATCGTCCCAGATCACAACACGACCCCAAAACTGAAAGATCTTACGCTCTTCGGACGATACGTCTTTCGAGTGAACAACAATCATTTTCTTAGCAACATCCAATACAACCTCATTCTTTACCTCATTCAGTGCATCCTCTTTCTGATCGCCAACTTCGATCACTGGAGGCAATGATGCATAAACGGAACGTGGAATCATTTTTATAATAGACGGTTAGAAAATAATCTATGCTAAAGTATACGATGAAGTGGATTGAAGCTTTGAAGGAATGGAATAAAGGAAATGATAAGTGGTGTATTCCACGCAAGGGATCAGAGGCACATACGGCGGTTCGTGCCATCATGGGTGAAAAGCCAAAGGCAGACGCTCCAAAGAAGAAAGGACCAAAGATTGCTCCGAAGGCTGCTCCGAAGGTAAAAGAACCAAAAGCTCCAAAGGAAAAAGATTCTCCTGAAGTAAAGAATGCGAAGATACGTTATTTCCAGTCTATATCGAATATGTCGGACCGCGATGAACGCGTTGCTAAGATGGACGCTACTACAAAAAAGCAATATGATGCCTATATGAAGAAGCCAGTCACCGCCAAAAAACTTGCGTCCTATGCATCATATTCATAAACCAATAAAATTGATTGTATTAAATCATAAATATAAATAGATAAAAATATTAGTATAGTGTATACGATGAAGTGGATTGAGGCTCTTAAGAAGTGGAATGAAGGAAAGCAGACATGGTGTATTCCACGCAAAGGCACTGACAGTTATAAAGAAGTACGGGCAATTATGGATGAGAAGCCAGTAGAGCCTGTTAAGGAAGTAGAGCCTGTTAAGGAAGTAGAGCCTGTTAAGGAAGTAAAGAAAGAAGAAGCTCCTTTCAAATCAACATGGGTTTTATCACATTTAAGTAAGAATAATCCGAACCCAATTTCAGATGAACGTAAACAACAAATAATGAAAGATACTAAAACACTGAGTGACGCTCATAAGAAAGGATTAGATGATGCATATCTTAAATTGACTACGTATTATAAGGAATTATTCGACAAAAAAGAACTGACACGATTAGATCGCAATGATATTTATTCGAAAGTAGCATATCTCATGAAGGCAGAATATCCAAAAGTTATTCCAGTCTATGCGATAAGAATGTATGATAGTCATATAAAACGCAAGGATAAGAAGGTAGTAGCTACAAAACCTATTAAGGAAGTAAAGAAAGAAGAGCCAGTACCCGTGGTAGAAGTAAAAAAACCAATCGACATGAAAGAGAAGATCAAACAAGATAAAGAAAGATTAACAAAAATGCTTGATGGTCTGCGTCCAAAATATAATCATTGGGCTGTTCAATTTCGTAAAGATAAATATACAGTGGGTATTGCATCCTATCCAGAAGACATGAGCAAGTTCGCAGGACAACTAAAAGATTATAGAAATCTTACTGAAAAGGATATGAAAATTATTGATCCACTCATTTCTAAATTAAATCTATCGTACCCTGTCAAAATTACTGGCGTATAATCGCAATAAACCACAAAATGTATGGTTTAAACCATAAACTAACGAAATATATATGGTTTATATCTGAAAATATGGGTTTATATGGCTTAAACAAGTAATAAAACCGGTTTTATTACTTGTTTAGACTATTTTTTAGGCACTTTACGCTATAAATCAATATATTTATTGGTTTATAGCATAAACTATCAATCTTTAAGATTATAAAAAACGTCAAGGGGGGTATTCACGAAATAAATTAATTACCTATTTGTATTAAAACTATAATTTTATTTCACCTGTTAATTACAGCACATATTTTTTCAGTGTTAAGTAGAACATTTATTTTCATTTTTCTATAATCTATGTGTATAATAGATCATGAACTACTACGGTAAAAAATATGATGACGAAGATCGGTTTAGATATTTAACAAAATATGACTGGCAATATATGTCTACAAATATAAACCATAAAAATTATTGTAAAGCATATTCTGAAAATTGTAGAATGTTGCATCATCCATTTTATCTGATCTGTATTTTCCAGATCCAATCTTTATTAGATTAATGGTTTGCGTATTTGGTTTGAAAATTAAAATAGATCTGTAAAGTAGAATGGAAAAAATATTACTTGCGAATCGTCCAAATCTTTCTGCGGGTTCAGTTCGAACTTATGTTAGTATTCTTAAAAATCTTGCGAAGCAGATCGGACTCTCCCTTGACACCCCCGATGAAGTCATTGATCAACATGAGAAAATCATTGATCATTTGAAGCAAGTTCCGGGCAGCGTCCGCAAAACACGACTCAGTGCCTTGATCGTTTTCATTGAGAAAGCCAAACACGCTGATAAAGTAGTTGCTAAGTTTCGTGAACAGATGATGAGTGACTGTAAGGACTACGATGAGAAAATGACAAAGCAAGAAATGAGCGACCGCCAGAAAGAGGGTTATATCCCCTTTGCCGAGGTGATGACCAAGTACCATACTCTTGAGAAAGAAGTTATTCCACTAATGAAGAAGGATGCACTGGACAAGAAAGAGTTCGCACGAGTACAGCTCTATGTGCTTCTCTCATGCCTTCTACTTATTGATCCGCGTAGGTCTACTGATTATACCGAGTTCAAGCTCCGCGACATCGATGAAACAAAGGACAACTATATGAAGACAGAAAAGCGTAAGCCCTTCTTTATCTTTTCCCAATACAAGACCAGTAAAAAGCATGGCAGACAGACAATTGAGATTCCCCCTAAGCTCCACAAGATTATGAAACGTTGGGCTGAACTAAATAAGCACGATTGGCTTTTGATGAATACTCAACAGTCTAATAAGATTACTCCCACCCAACTAACCAATCTATTATATGCCTTCTTTGAGAAACCCATTTCTACTTCCATGTTGCGTCATATTTTCCTTACTGATAAGTATAAGAATGTTCCTGCTCTTACGGACATTCTTTCTACTGCTGACAATATGGGTCATTCTCCTATGATGGCTCTTCAGTATGTAAAGAAAGTACCATCACCAAAGGATTCGTGACGCATAGTATCCTGGCGTTCCTATCTTTTCAGAGTCTTTCTTGTGTCGTTTGTGGTAGGCTTTCCTACGTTCTTCAGCGATGGCTGGTTGATTCATGAGATAATGGGGATAGTCGGAATATCCTTTAGCACCAATGGATGCAATCTTTTTGCCCTGTTGGTATACGTCTATCTTCTTCTTCGCATTCGTGCTGGGTCGAATCTGGACGCCTAATTGTTTTGCTTTCTCATAGGAGTAGGGAAGAATTTGATACATTCTATTATGATATAATACTATCACTGTAGAATATTAAAAACTGCGATTATGTTTCTGTCCACTCATAAATGATCGGTTTACCATATCCATAGGAGTACCATTCATAATTGTCATTGTAGGTCCGTATGGTTGAATTTCACCACCACGTTTCGCACCTACCCACTCTTCGATGCCTTCACCGCCCGATTTGATCTTCTTAAATACCTGCTGTAGAGCCGAAGACGTTGTTGTTTTCTCAAGGGAATCAAAGTTCATGCTGGGGAGGTTAATACGCTGTGTAAAAGTCAAAGGAAGACGACCGCTGATCTTGAAAGGAATATCCTTAATTTGTTTTAGCTGTGCGGCGGTCAGTTTATTAAACCATACATATGCATCCCCCGCATTGTCAAAATTAGGGACATCCGTAAGAACTTCATTTGGACCTGGAAAGCGAATACCCTTCTCTGCTGCCATTTCATCGATACGCTTCTGAGTGTTCCGATTCTTGATATCGTCATTCCAACGACTCATCGCACCGCCCATGGTTATTATAATAGTAGACAATATTTTTTTTAATGAATTATGGTGATAATATAAATATCGCGTAATTCATCTTGTGAATGTGCTTCTTCCAGCCTGAGGGAGAGCCTTTTTAGGGGACAAGCCAATCTCATTGAGCCGAACTGCTATACGTTGTTTAACTGCCGTTTCATGTGGTAAGCACCGCTTAGACAGAGGTCCATTTGGACCGTATACCTTATAGGCATTCTGATGGGGGCATTTGCGGATATGATAGGGCATCTACAAAGATAGGATTTTCAATTTTTAACGAACGAGGCTAATTTGACCCGACGCGTCGATGAGGATCTGGCGATCCGTCAAGAACGTAAGGAAGAGAGTCGCCGCCGAACCAGCCGAGCGATTGTAGGCAATGGAACACTGCGTTGCTGGAGAGCCAGAGAAGGCGAGTGCTTCATTAACACGACACGCGGACACACCGACTGCGAAGTAGTTAGTGGCAAAGTTGGCAGATGACGCGGCATCAGTGACTGAAGCGTCGAAGATGCGGCTGTAGACCTTCTGGAGTTCAGCAAAGACAGCGGCATTTGCCAGGGGAGCAGCAACCGTACCAGCTTGGAAGATCGTGTTGTTAATGAGGCGTCCATCAAGGGACACGGCGAAGTTCGTAAGGGTGTTGGAAGAAGACAAACCAGCCTGTGCGACGGCAAGTTCTGTATCCAGCAATTGTGAAGCCACAAGTCCACGCAAACTTGATACGTTGAGCCCGTATTGAATAGACGAAGTGCTGTTCGCAACAGCAAACGCCGAGTTCTCAAGGTTCAGGTACGAAAGAACGTACTTGTTTCCAGCCATCATCATGGATGCCTTTACTGCATCCACAAACGACTGCTCAGGGCTAATCTTGTCATAGACCAGCTGAATGTTAGAGCAGGTAAACGCAGTAATAGAAGCACCAGCACCAGTCACCTGAAAGGAACGGGCGATGTCATTCCACTGAATGCTGATCTGAAGAGTACCATTACAGAGGTAAGCCGGGAACGCCTGTTGCGAACCAAGCATACCAAGTAGGGGAAGAACAAATGTACCAAGACTGACGGATGTATCGGTGTTTGCCGACAACAGAGTACGACCAGCACCCATCAGAATGGAAGCGTCCTGTGAAATCCAGTCGCGCGAAGTACCGTGACTGTAGATCTGCTCAGCGACCTGGTCATAGTTGGCAATCTGATCGCACTGGACCGAGTTGACAAACGTAGTATAGGTGTTAATGAGAGCAGAAGCAGCTGCGTTCGGACCTTTGAACTTGAGAGTAGCAGCGTCGGCAGCCTTCGTGACCGCAAGATCAAAGCGAAGGTAAGGGTTAAGCATCAGCCCACTTGAAGCTCCAAGGGGAAGCTGTATGTTGGTTGTCGCTGAAGCCCCAGCCGAACCGCTCAGCGCCGGAACGTTGGTAGTCTGGAGAGAGCAGCCGACGGGCTTAGCAGACTTGTTTGACTGCCAAGCCTGAGGAACTGCATCCATCGATGAAGGCAAATAGTATTGGGGAGCAGCACCTACGGATAGTTGGGACATTTCTATATTCTGTAATAAGAATAAAAAATGGCATAAAAAATCACTTTTTCTGATATTTGCTCTTTTTATGGCGAGTGATCAAAACGTTGACAGGGTCTTCTTTTTGCTGCTGTTTAGAAATCGGTACGATTGGCTCTGGAAGAATAGGCGTACTTAGATTCAGCCGGTAATCAATTCCTGAAGTTTGAATATGTCCGTTTCCTTTTCGGTTCATCATCTACTTGGTATGGAGGTATTCGTCACTGCATCAACTTCGCGGTTAATACGTTCGATCTGAAGAGAAAGAAGGCAATACTCAAAATTGACCGGAACACTGCCCGTGGCAACGTTTATAACACCAAGAAGAAGCTGACCATTTAGTTCACAGTTTGTGATATTGTATTCGTTGAATGCCGTATCGATGTTTACCGTAGCTTGTGCGTTCGTAAGAAAAGTTAAGTACCGCAGAGGGCTATACTGAAAAACAAGACGATCAGATCGGATCTGAAAAGGGACACATGTTCCACTACCACCCGTACAATGTGCCTGGGCGTTTAGAACCCGTATTGAGCAAAGACCACTGATCGGAATTGAAAAATATCCTCCGTTATTGGCAGCTGTAATAAGAATCTGAACCAACACCATTTATCTATACATAGATCATTTATTTTGGAAGCGGAAGAGTAATCCCATGTTTCTTTAAGTACCTCTCAACGGCTGGAGCATGGATACGATCAACGACCATTTCACCAGGCATTACCATTACTTGTGCCAGTTGCCGTCTATCATTTGTCTTTGGACCATGGATTGGACCATCGTATAGATCCATAATGCCAGATTCCATAACAGGAACAGGAATCACAAGTGATCCGTATTCTAATAAACTACTGATCGTATCTTCATGTGGTGTTTCAATCTTTGGATGTCCATGAATCATACCACCCATGCTGTAATTACGCGGTCTTTTATTGAGAATCTGGATCGCCTGTCCCTTATCGCTATAATACCACATTTACTGTTTAGGGGTTAGTTTTTTCTTATAGGTTTCCAATCGTTTTAGTGCATCCATTCGTTCCTTTTGTAATCGTTCAAGTTCCTCCGTACTCTCAATTGGAGTAGAAGCAATTAGGTTCGTAGACATAAAGCTACTAATAGGAACAAAGGGTGTCTGGAGTATTTCAATAATAGTAAAATGGACAGAAAATGGCAATCCTTGTAGATCAATTGGTACATATGTTAGATTCGTTGTTAAATACAAATTAATAAGGGAAAAGGAGTCATTTTTTAATACAATTCGTTCTGAATCACCTACCCACTGGATATATGTTCCTACGTTCGTTCCAATAGGTACTCGATAGATAATATCGCAGAAGACATCCTGTTCTACGATCCACTCTTTATTATTGCTCTGATTAAACGATGGAGAACGTAAAAATAGCTGTGTTGCTGGGTTCGCCACTGCTACTTTATCACCTGTAGCAGATCCTGTTGAACTAAATATAGCATTATCACTAAAGCCAAAGAATGATCCAAGTGTAGGATTCAATGAGAAATAAAGGACAAATACTTTTCCAGCAGGGCTTGTCACTGAGAAAGTAGTACGTCCTGTGACAGTGCTATAGGAAGAAGTAAAAATAGGAACAACGATGGGACTAAATGTATTACAAAGAGCAGTTAATTTTGAATTTATTTCATTAATAATCGAAACGGTTGTATAATTACCAGGAGTAAGATTAATTACTCCAGCACCCGATCCACTAACCGTGACAGTGAGGGATGCAATGTCCGCCGATAATTGATAAAAAGAAAATGGAATCGTCATACCGTGTACCATGACATGAAATTGTGATTTTGCGGCAAGTGGTGTAATAACCTGTGATAATTGTAGGTTCATATCGGTATTTGTTCCACTATTTCGCTGGTTTGATGCTACATGAAAGGTATAACGGGCTACTTCTGTCATATCTATCATTACTGAGTAATTAATTATCACAATATAGTCCCGTGATCCGTAGTGGAAGTTCTTCTTTAGTTTCTACTCCTTTAGGTCCTTCTTCGATAATAAGATTCTCCAATTTCTTCTCAGATTCTTCCACTTTCTTATCAGATTCGTCCACATCAAGAACGACCGATGGAAGAAAATAATCTGGTTGTACCATGTATTGAAAGGGATTCATAGCGTTTTTGATCTGCGACGCATTCGCACCTTTGTGAAACTGTAGATTAAATGCCATTCTATCAGTAGAATAGATTTAAACCAAAATGATTTAAAACACACCAGCACCGGGAGGGAGTTTACCGCCACGCTTTAGACCAAACAGACCGCCCAACAGATTACCAACACCGCGTCCAATATCGCCACCAGGACCGCCAAAAAACTTGCCACCAATACCGCCGAGGATGTCACCGCCAAGACCACGAGCCATGACTGGACCACCACGAGCCATTGCTGCTGGACCGCCACGAGCCATCGCACACTCATAACACATTTTAGGAGCTTTCTTCTTTCCTTTCTTTGCCATTATAATTCCAGATGAGATTTTATTTTTAGAAAATAGTTAGTCCTTTTGCCGTATAGGGATTATTCTTAATCTGCTGAATGCGTTGATCGATTTGCTGAACAGCCTGTAGACGTGCTTGAGCTTTTGCCTGATACTTCTTTACCTTTGGATCGTCGTCATCGGACTCATCATCGGACGAATCATTATCAGTAGTCGTTGTTTCGGATTCATAACGATAGGTAGGAGGCTGCTTTACTGGCTTCTTTACTGGCTTACGTCGAATAGGCTTACGTACTTCTACTTCTGATTCTGACTCTGTATACTCTGACTCCGTATATGGCTCAGACTCTGTGCCAGACTCAACATCTGATGATGTAGGCGGAATAATTACCTTGTTCTTACGAACATACTTACGCTTCGGCTTTACAATAACAAGCTCCTTATCCTCTGGAATCTCATCAGGTAGTGCATCCTTTATCGTGACTCTGCGTTCAACTGCCTTTGCCTTATTCTTTTCAATCAACTTAGCAAGATTCTCTTTCTGTTTATCAGAAATCTCCTTCTTAGGACGCATACGCTCATATTCTTTCTGGCTAATCTCCCGTACCTTAGGGGCTTCTACTGCTGGTTTCTTATTGATTAGAACGACTTCACCAGCCGGGGGCTGAATAGACGATTTTCCCATTTCTAAGATATGACAAGAAAATAAACTAAAAATTACCCAGCAAATAATTAATAGATGGATTCTCTTCTCTGGTAATTTGTATAAAATAATATCGTCCTCTCCATTTTTTAACATTAACGATGGTAATTTTCGATACATGAAATCCAAGTGCTTTTATTTTATCCCTTCGCAATGGTGTAAGGCTGGAAATAATTGTATCGCTACAAAGAAATGCGATTCCCTTACGTACACGTGGCAAGAACTCAAAAATCAATGGCACAATACAATTCTTGCCTTCTTCCATGCGATAAGGAGGATTTGTAATAATCCAATCTACAGGTTCTTCGAATGACTTGTAATCAATACCTTCTTTGATCTCTGACCAGTGCGTTATACAATTTGTTGGAAAATTGCGATAAAAAGAACCTTCTCCTTTGAATGGTTCATAGATGCTGTCACCTGATGCAATCGGAACTTCTTTTAATAATTCAATAGCCAATGCTTCTGGTGTTTGATCCAGATCATACTTATTAGGCAGTATATCGTATAAAGACATCTACTATACCGTAGATATATTTATATGAAAATAAACCTCAACTTAGATCAATTGTGGAATAATTGCATCAATGAGTGGTTCAGGAATAGCATTTTTCTTAATAAATCGATCATAATGTAGATTCTCCTTTCTGTATACTTCATAGCGTCGATTTCCAACACTGGTAAGATGATGCCCATCTTCCATTTGAGGACATTTACCCTTACCAGGGCATAACAGTAGATCCAATACCTTATTACTCCATAGTGCGGTACGCTTCCTTACTGGCTTACCATAACAGCAATAATCAGTAAGAAAGACTGGAACATCACGTATTGCTTTCATGCGTTCCACCAATAATCCAGTACCAACGTTTTCGATGATCCACGAAGTAGGCTTAAAATAATCAATGATCTCAAATACTTTGCGGACCAGTGCATCCGCCCCTTCCAAATCACGCTCTCCTTTTGTTTTGGCAATGCTATAATGAGTACATGGTGGACTGCCCCATATGATATTAAAATGTCCTGGTGGATAGATCCGATAGTCCCATTCTAATAGATTAACACAATGCGTAGGCTCAAAACGATTCAATAAGTCGACCATGATGCACTGTGCGTCTGGAAATAGACGTTTGATTCCCTTTGAAAATGATCCTGTACCAGCAAATAGCTCTAATGTCCGCATATACTATACCGTAGATATATTTTGTTGGTTTAACCCGCTAATCCTCCTTTGAAAGTAGTGATGCGACAATGGTTTATTCAATGGTTTATTAATCTAAATAGGTGATGTCCCTTTCAAGATTCATCTTATAACAGTAATAGAAACAGTCAAAATTACACTGATTAGAATCTACTTTCTTACCATCTACGATCTTCTCAAACTGGATACGCTTTTTTGGAACAATGATCTGTATGTTGCGTTTCGATAATAATTTCCTAAAATATTGTGTATTGATCTTAGACGTTGGCATAATAAGAATAAATGGTTTGTCTATTTCGATCAGACGTGCTAAAATAGCAGGAATGATCGTGAACGGTGGATTGGTGACGACAATCTCTCCCTTATTATGCTTGAAAAAGTCTTCATCTGGTCCGCCTTCTACTGTAAATCCCAGGTCCTGTAAATATTGTTGACTCTGTCCGTTGCCATAGAATGCTTCCCATAGTACCGTATCCTTTGGTATGATATGCTGGATATTCTCCCAGGCAGATCGAGGGGTCATGTAGTCATCGTGCTTTTTAAAAGCTTTTGCATCAAATCCAGACATCTACTGATGCACTGGATTTTATGGTGGACAATATACGAGTTAGAACTTATAATCTGGATTGCCAATATTAATCATTTTCTCCAATGTGTCATAGTCTGAATGGGAAATAATATCAGTTTCGACCCAGAGTAGCGGAAGAATATCTTGGTACATGCGTTTCCATTTAGTAAGCTGCTTGTCAACCTGTATTTCTTGGATCTCCATTTTCTTCTTATCGTCTTCAAACGTAGGGCAGATTGTGCTAAAATAGATATAGTTCTGTGGAGTATCATGTTTCATCGCACACAAATAACGCGATACTTTTGTACCAACTTCTGACCATTTCTTATCAAAATACGCAACGTCTTGCTGGATGCACGAAAAGATTTGCTGTGGAGTACGATTTAACCATCGCTTACGTTCTACACTCATTTTCTCATCGCGTTTTGCCTTATCTTGTTGTTCCTCCTTCTTAATACGACGAAGGTTCGCATTATGATCCTTCTTACACTTTACATTAAGGCAATGCTTCATAGCATTGTGTTCTGTGGTATACGTATTATTGCATCCAAGGCAGCCCCACAGGGTCTTTGTCACGTCGTCGTCGAAATCGTCCTTTACTACCCACTCAATAGGAAAGGGTGCGTTATACTTAATGAGTTCGTCCATTTGTTCCTCCTTCCACACGCCATACATTCCCTTCACGAACTCTGGATGCAGTTTACGAAGGTGATTAAACATGAAACGTGGTTGGATTTCCTTCTGACAGCAAGGGCATGATTCAGCCATTCGCTCAGAAGAAACAGTAGAAGAAGTAGATTTG